ATTCTCAAAGGTAAACCAGCATTCATTTTTCCCCACCATACAGGCAGTACTAAGATACATGTTTACCTTAGAAAAATGAGTCCACGGGTAAGTGCGTATAACTATAATGTAAAGTTTTGAGAGATCAACTTCAGCACGAAAATGATTACTTTATTGAGTACATGAATGGTACAAAGTACTCTGCCCAGTGGATGCATGACGTTGATAATGGTGATGATTGGTATGACCCTCATTGGCGACCTGAGATTCCTCGATCAAAGTACAACATCTTTTGTTATCGATACCTTGGCAAACTACCTTGGCTGAGTTGGGATAAATATATTACATCATTACTTGTGACAGGCATCCCTCTATGGGTTACGCACCTCATAATATCTATTTTACCGAAAAGAACATAAAAAAGGTTTTCCCCGACCCTACGGGTCTGAAGATGCTAGAGTTGGGTGATCAGGAAATCCGAAAACTTGATGACTTTGAGTATTCATTTCCAGAGCAGGGTGAGCTAGTACATTCAGGTTGGTCTAAAACGTATTTTGAAAAACAGGGTTACGATCATACCTCTGTAGATCTCAAGGGTCTTAGAGGATCTGAAATTCGTGATCTCCGATACCCTGAGGAGTTTTTAGATTGGCATGATACCTTTGACATACTTACCAACTCAGGGACAACTGAGCATGTTGAACCGAGAGACTCTCAATATGAATGCTTTAAAATTATACATGATGTAGTAAAGGTCGGTGGTATTTTTATCCATATTCTCCCTGACGCAGAGCAGATGATGAAGTACGGTTACTGGAAGGGTCACTGCAATATTTATTACACTGATGCATTTTTCCAGCAACTTGCGATAGAGTGTGGATATAAAGTTATACAAAGTATCGTCTCTACAGGAAATCGTGCAGTCGCCCTGCAGAAGACCGACAGACCTTTTATGGATGATAGATCGATAACTGAGTTATTATACGTTAACTTGACTTAAAATTGGAAATCAGGTATAATATGTTTAAAAGGAATTACATCCTCCCAGAAGACTATATCAGTGCAAATGAGTTTTCCAAGCAGGTACAAAAAATGAAATCTCAACCAGAATACAACCCTAAATATATTTTGAAATGCGATGCTGGCGAGTATGCCACAGACAGCATTTTACATCTCGTGTGGGAAATATTTACCCACCGACTCGGGCATTTCCTCAAAGGTGAGGGATTCCGAGACTGAGACGCCAAATGGGTCTCATATTATTAACACTGCCAATAAGGAGTGATTATGTATACTTACCGCAATCAGTGGACTACCGAATTCCCCCAGGACTTCAACAAAGCATTGAACAATGCAGTTGGGTTCGATAATATGATTCAGAGACTTTTTGAGGTTTCTGATACAATTGCTGGGAAAGGTAATCAAAACTACCCACCCTACAATTTGAAACGAGAGGGCGAAACCTATACTCTCGAAATGGCTCTTGCTGGATTCCATCAGGATCAGTTAGAGGTTAAGTATGAAGAAGGAGTCCTGACAGTTGGGACTACAAAGGGATGGGAACAGGACCTCGATGAGGACAAGTACATCCATCGTGGTATTGCGGCACGTACTTTTACCCGCAAGTTTACCCTGTCTGACGATGTCGTCGTGAAGGGAGCAGACTTCAAAAATGGTCTGCTAATTGTTGTTATGGAGCGCATCGTGCCTGATGAAAAGAAGGCAAGAACAATTCCGATAGGGGAATCGGACTCTAAGGGAGAAAAGGTATTTCTCTCTGAAGAGACCAAGTAATCTGTGGGGGAGGGCAACCTCCCCTTTTATAAGGAAATCATGCGCATCAGTCCTAATTTTACATTAAACGAACTTACAAAATCAAGTACAGCAATGAGACTTGATATTGACAATACTCCCTCAATGGAGCATCTTGTTGCCATGACGGCACTCTGCCACAAGATTGCTCAACCCATTCGAGACCAGTTCGGTGTAGTGACAGTTAATTCATGCTATAGGAGTCCTGACTTAAATAAGGCAGTAAAAGGTTCTGGAAAGTCCCAGCACTGCAAAGGTCAGGCGATTGATTTGGAAGTTATGAGAACTCCAAATGACGAACTAGCAGCATGGATATATCACAACCTTGAGTTCGATCAACTCATCCTTGAGTACTTCGATCCAAAAGCAGGTGATCCGAATATGGGTTGGGTTCATGTGTCTTTCAATCATGAGGCATCTGAGCAACGAAAAAACTCCATGCTAATCAATAAAAATAGCAATGGATATCAACCATGGGAACCAAACTGATAATTTCAGTACTTCAAAAAATAGACTTGACTCTTTGCCGTTGGCGTAGTATAATAAATAAAAAGATAGATAAACTGAAAGAGGAACAACGCACCGAAGACTAATGGACTTCTATACTTCTGTATCAAAAGATAATCAAGACATCGTTGTCCGAGGGTATGACAACGGCAAACGTATCAAAAAACGAATCAGAGACTACAACCCTACCTTATTCGTCATTGATTCAACAGGTCAATCTCAGTGGCGTACTTTCGACGGAAAGTGCGTCGCTCCCATCAAAGTCGGAAATACGACTGAACTCAATCGCTGGAAAGAAAAATACAGGGAAATCGAAAACTTCCCAATCTATGGGTATGAAAGATATGCTCAGCAATGGATCACTGAGAACTTCCCTGCTGAGATAGAATTTGACTTTCAATTATTTCGGACTGCCTTTATGGATATTGAGGTTTCGTCTGAAGAAGGTTTTCCATCTCCTGATACAGCAAACTACCCTGTTACTGCTATCACCATCTGGCTCCAAGGTAAATACTACATCTGGGCGACTCAGGAGTGGGAAAACAAAAAGAACCTCGACTGCGAATTTTACCTTATCAAAGACGAAAAGGCACTGCTCGATGATTTTATCCATCGCTGGGCACAACTTGACATTGACATCATAACTGGCTGGAACGTCAGATTTTTCGATATTCCATACCTCTACAATCGTATTGATAAACTCCTCGGAGGTGGGTCCAATAGATATTGGTCTCCGTGGCAAAGATCACAGATGCGAGAGACTTTTGGAATGACAGGAAAATCTCAGCAGTACCTTGATATACTTGGCATCGCTACACTTGATTATATTGAATTATACAAGAAGTTTACCTACACAAACCAAGAATCTTATCGACTCGACCACATTGCAAATGTCGAACTTGGTACGGGTAAACTATCTTTTGAAGAGTACGGCAGTCTCCATACTCTCTGGAAGCATGACTATCAAAAATACCTTGACTACAATATACAAGACGTAGACTTGGTCGTGCAACTCGAGAGTAAGATGAAACTGATTGAGACTGCCGTTACTCTTACGATGTCTATGAAGTCTATCCCTGATGCCTGTTTTACTCAGGTGCAAATGTGGGATAATAAAATCTATGATGTCCTCTGGCGTCAAAAGATCGTAGTTCCCCCTCGGAGAGATAAGGAGAATAGAGAGCAGGTTGAAGGTGCATTTGTCAAGGAAGTTCATCCTGGACTCTATAACTGGGTCATGTCATTTGACCTGAATAGTCTGTATCCTCATCTAATCATGCAGTACAATATCTCGCCTGAGACCTACCTCGGTGTAGAGGAGACTCCTGGCGTACAGGCATTTCTCGATAAGAAGGTAAAGAAACCTGTCGGTGGATTTACGATGACTCCTAACGGAGCGAGGTTTAGAATCGATGAGCAGGGTTTCCTTCCCAAACTCATGCAACAGTTCTACAATGATCGTAAAATTTTCAAAAAGCAGATGCTCAAGCATGAGCAGGAGTTGGTCCATGAAACTGATCCTGCTAAAAAGTTTGATCTTCAGAAAAAGATATCGAGTCTAAACAACCTACAAATGGCTCGCAAGATTTCATTGAACTCTGCCTACGGTGCCCTCGGAAATATTCACTTCAGATGGTACAATCGTAATCTTGCAGAGGCAGTAACTCTTGCAGGTCAGTTGTCTATCAAAACTGCAGAACGTGCAGTGAACAAGTGGATGAACGGAATCTTCAAAAATGATAAGGATTATGTTATTGCAGCAGATACGGATTCGTTGTATATTAATATGGA